ATTTTTAAAGGCTGCGGATTTGCTCATGAAACTAACAAAATTTATTTCTATACTGATAATAATAAGTTAATGGCAGAGCTTACAGATAGAGCTCGACACAATACAGATAATTTTACGTTATCAGTGTGTGATGCTGACTTTACATTAGATCCAATTCCGGTTAATTTAGACAATATTAGACTTTTATCGGTTATTGATGATGAATTTACTGTAAGGGTTAATACTGAATACGGTGTCGTTGTATTTGATATTCAAAGCAATGATATTAAATTAAAGTATATAATTTCAGCCTTAACTCAATGACCGCAAACCAAAAGAAAAATAAACTTAAAACGCCGGGGTATTTTATCAAACGTCTTAAAGATAATGATTTCGTTACTTTACGTATCTTTACAAAATACAGTGAATCTGATCCTCGAAAATGGACTGTACTAGTTGACCCATCCGGTGCTTCAGTTTATATAACATGTTTTGAAAATACCCCCTTTAAAGGAGAATACCTCTTTCAATTTAATGACGGTAATCAAATCTTTAATAACAATTTTAGTCTAAAGACTGATTCTATTGAAGTCGTTGTGCAGAAGCTTTTAAAGAGCGGAGTTCGGCAAAAGGATGAAAGTAGTTTTCTTAAATAAATAACAATATGGGCGATGAAGATCAAGATCAAACCTTCGAGAATGACGAAGAGCTGAGAGAATTGGTTGAACGTGCTTTAAGGGAAAATATAAAGGAGAAAAAAACGTTTAAGCGACGTAAAGATTTAGCCTATAGGATATCCTCCATACTTAGTGAATATTTGGATAGTTATATAGTGTTAGGTTATGACTTTAATGGGAGACATTTAGATATAAAAGCAGCGAATACACCTCAACAAGCAGAAGCCCTAAATTCGTTCTTACTTAAATATTTTGCCTCAGAAGCACATTCAATAAAAGGTATTAATCCCCCAGGTCCAGATGAGTTACTGTAAAAGAGAAATTTATGCTGTTGATACTGGCGATTACATTGGACAAATGTTTGCTATAGTTGAGTTAACAGATGATACAGTAGGGTGTCTTTCCCTCCCAAAAATGGAGAACGTTAAAGTTCCAAGAGAGTCGTTTGATAATGGAAGGAACAATGATATAATTACATTTGTAGAGAAGCTACCTAAAAAGGTATATTCTGTTGTTGAAGCACAATACAAAAAGAATGAAAACTCTGATAATAGACGGGAACAACTTAATACACCGAACGTTTTATACAGCGAAGGCTCAGTCGAAGAAGACAAAAAACCACTCGGATTACCAGGTAAATAACTTTCACATATACTTTACGCTTAACGCTGTTAGCTCCTACGTGAAGCAGTTTGTTCCAGATAAGACAATATTTGTATGGGATGAAAAGAAAGAGTATAAACCTAATATACGCAAGAGTATACTTAAAGAATATAAAGGTAATAGATCCAAAGACTCTACCCCGCATCAAAATAATGAAGTAATTAAATCTATACTCTATTCAATGGGGATTAATTCTATTTTTCCACGTGAGTTAGAAGCTGATGATATTGTTGCGTATATCTGTAGAGAGCACGAAGGTTCGAAAGTTATTATTTCTGTAGATAGGGACTTTTTACAGTTAATTAGTTCTGAATGTACTCTATATGATCCTATACGTAAGAAGTTTTTTGAAGATGGTAACTTCGAAGAACAAACTGGTTACAGAGATGTTGATCAATGGTTTACAGCAAAATGCCTAACTGGAGACAAGTCAGATAATGTAGCAGGTATTCCGCGTTTCGGTAAAGCGTCGGTTAAAAGGTATTTTGAGGACCCAAGTTATATGCTAGATGAAAAACAACGAGAAATATTTAAACGAAATTTAGATATATTTTGTTTGGATAAGTATGAGTCACTTCCGGAAGAAAAGCAGTATTATAAGGAACAATTAGAAGTTAAAGTAGACCCTTGTTATAAGACATTTCTTTCTCATTGTGAAGAACATTCGTTTAAGCGTATACTTGATAAGAAAGAAGACTGGCATAATTTGTTTTTTATGAAAAGTCTGTATAATAAGTTAAATGATATCGCTTCCTGAAGACTTTGTTATACTTAAGTTTTTTGAGTTAGGTTACTATCCAAAGTATAACAAATTTAACAATGTATATCAGTGTAGTTGTCCTATATGCAGGGAAGGTAAATCGTTAGGCAAAAAAAGACGGTGTTATTACATTCCTAAAAATGAAAATATTTTTTGCCATAACTGTGGTTGGTCAGGGAAGCCGCTAAGGTGGATAAAGGAAGTTTCAAATACTACTGATGAAGATGTAATAAAAGAATTAAAAGATCATGTTCCGGATGTTGAAGATATTATTGCTAGAAGTGAAGATACTAAACCAAACTTTGAAGTCGCTACCTTACCTAAGGATAGTATTAATTTGTCTGACAAGCTTCAGCTTGACTTTTATAATAACAGCAACGTTGTTACGGCTGTTCAGCATTTAATTAAGGAAAGACGGTTAGATACTGCTATAAATAAACCTTCAGCGTTATATGTATCATTAACCGATATGGTTCATAAAAATAGACTCGTTATACCTTTCTTTAATGAGCAGGATGAAATTGAGTTT